TTGATATTTTCTACAAATGTTCTATCTCTTCCTAAATTATTATTATCAATAATCTTTAAAATAGATTTACCGATTGAGGAAGATACCTTAGTAAGCTTTGCTATACCAGCGATATCTCCTCTCACAGTTGCCACCAATATCTTTTGTATAGAGATTTCAATGAACTTATCAAGAGTATTATCGCTGTTCTCAATGTTGTTACCAAGCACGAGAGCAGCAGACATACCCTCATTAACGGTAGCCCATCTGTTTTTTATTTTATTTTCGAGGTACTCTTTTAGATCGTTCATATATTATTCCTCGTCGTGAAAAGTATCCCAAGGTCTAAGCCTCATAAGATCATTATAAAGTTTTCCTTTATCCACTAGTTTTGTATCATAAGTGTTCAAAAGGTTTATTGCCTTATCCAATGATCTCCAACCACCCTTTGTTTCAGCTAGCTTTGTATGCTCACTGATTGCTATGCTCATTTCAACTTCACATCCAAGTAGCTTAATCAATCGTTGGATAAAAGCCCATCGTCTACTCTTAGGCCAATAACTTGTGTACATTATAATCTTCCTTTATTTATAGACCAATCTTAGCAGCTACATCAGAGAACATATCTTCAGCAGCTTCAGTGGAGTTATTAGCAATTCGTTTTAGACGCTTCTTATCTCCATCGTAATATGCTCTTCCAGCTGGACCTGTCTTACCTGTCCGTCTAGCTTTGAGAATCATAATCTCAATTGTATTACGCTGTGTCTCATTCACATGTGTCATGTCTCGGCTGAATGCAATGATGTCAAAGCAGATTTGTTTGATAGAACCTGATCCTTTAATATCATCCATGGTAGGCATGTGACCTTCCTCAAAGCTCTTAGAGCCTGTACCTACCTTACGAAGGTGTGAGATTACTCCCAACCATACAGGCCACCCTTTAACCAGCTTCAACAGGTCACTCATCATTGCATCAATGGCTTCATTACCTGACAGTCCGTTGTTACCTTCTGACACAGCAATAGTAATGTGATCAAGGATGATATTATTAACACCCATTGCACATAGAGCGCGCATCTTATCTGTAAGCGAATCGTCTGATACTGATCCTTGATGATCAAGAATGATTACTCGTTCATGTCCAAATAGATAATCAAATGCTTCTCGTTGTTCTTCACGAGTTGGTGGATTAATTCCATCAACATCTTTACCAATATACATTTCGATAAGTTTCTGTACTGATTCACCTACATCTTCTTCTAGTGAAATAATCCCTAGTTTCTGATTAGGATCACTGATGATCTTCATCATAATCTCTTTTGTTACAGTAGTCTTACCTGAGCCTGTTCCACTTACATAGAGTGAAATCTCTCCCTTACGCATACCTTTTAGCTTAGTATTCAAGCCACCAAGGCAGTCAGGGTATTCGACTACTTCAACTTCCTTACGCTCTTGAAACTTATTCCACAGCTCTTCACCGAATACAAATCCAGCAGGAGAGTAAGGTACACAGTTCCAGAGTTGTTGAATGATGTATTCTACACCCTCATTAATGAGAGTATCATTTGCATCTTTATGTTTACTCTCATGAACGATAAATGCTTTACCCGGTCCAATAGCTTTTGCAATAGAATGCATCAGCTCTTCACCAGCATCATTTTTATCATTATCTCCCCACAGTATCACCTTCTCAAATGAGTTAACCCATTCAATGTTGCGTACTACTGTAGAAATGTCATTGGAGTTAAATACTGATACTACTGGAAATGTTCTTCCATTATACTTCTTCATGTACGCCCGTTGAACGGCTAGACAATCATCTTCTCCCTCGGTAATCACAAGTGTCTTACCACCTTGAGGGAATAGGTGTTGTCCAAATAGCTCTGTCTTAGGTCGACTAAGAATTCGTGTATCACCTTTAAGATAGAAGCTCTTATCAAGTGTCTTCTGCTTGTAGGTAGTCAGTATTCCATTTTGATACCAAGGGTAGTATCTTGAGCCAAGACTACCATCCTCATTAATCTCTGTATGAACTCCGTAGAATTCCATTACTTCTTTTGGAAGGTCACGTTCTTTAACTCCACGAAATGGGAGTTGTTGTATTGCAGTAGTTGTGTTTAGGACTTCTTCAAAGTCCACTGGTTCTTCTTCTCTCATAGACGTTTTTGTATTCTCCGTATAGAACCATGTCTTGTCGCATGCACCATAACAGGTTGCATGATCTTCATAGTACCCCAAGGAGTCAGAGGAGCCACACTCATTACAAGCATGACGTCCTCTGAGTAGTCTTGGGTTATCAATCGTTGGGTTCTTCATTAGGCTTTAGCCACTCCGAATCGTCAGCGAAACAGATATCTAATGTTGGGTGCTTCTTATCTTTAGTAATTTGTGCATTAAAGTATAAGTATTCTCCAAAGGGAGTTATTACAACATCGCTATAAATATCAAGACCACCTAGTAGAACATGTTTCCTACAAGTCTCAATAACACGCTTAATGTTATCATTAGCTTCCCTTAGATCACCTCGAACTAGTATTCGAGTTTTCATCTGGTTTATCCTTACAATTATCATTATGCCATTTGGCAAGATTAGCTATATCACAAGTAAATCCACAATGACTGCATGTACCCTTTGGTAGGTTATACGCTGCTTGTCTGAGCTTCTCTCTTGTTTTCTCTGACACCACAGTAGGCGGCAGGAATTTAATAGCTCCAATTGCTTTATTATAATATTTCCTACTATTATCTGGCAAAACATCAGTCAGCACATTCATAGTGTGTTGAAGGTTTGTCTCAGTATAAGTAAGTTCTGCTTGTGATTTGCACTCAGCTAGTACAAGGAATCTAAATTTATCCTTCCCTAGCTTTTCAATATCTTCATTGAGTTCTGTTGATGATCCCGTATAGCTTCGCCACGGCATTTCGGTATATTTCTTCCTCTTCCTCTTATACCCTTTAAGTGCAGGTAAGGTTGTGATAGAGAAGAATTTCTTTTTACCGATGTATGCCCTCGTTGTATCTTTGTTAATAATAAGATAAACGAATCCTTGGTTTTCACTAGGTTTGAGATCACGTTCAAACTCCCAATGTCCATTATTTTTTCCAACGGTCATCTAGATGCTCCTCATAGAGGAATTCATCTTCTAACCACCGTCGCATGTATATAAGGTTACAGTTGACATGCAGCTTACGCTTCCAATCAATGCTGTACTCATCTTTATACATATCACACACTGTTTGCATCATCTCATTATGAGACTTATCTGCTAGTGCTTTCTTAGCTTTCACTGGACCTACTTTAGAGATACCTTTGATGTTATCTACAGTATCACCTGTCAGTAGTTGTGCACAGAACCTCTCATAGCCTTCTTCGACTGAGGTGAAATGCCAACGGTCATTTTCTGCCATTGGTTTCTTTGTTGTGCCACCATAATCATAATGGTTACCGGGGAATTGTAGAAGGTCTTTATCAATGCCAGCGATGACAAATTCATTACCTTCTTGGACTGTTTCCCAAGCCCATGCTACTACTTGATCATCTGCTTCCCATCCGTCGCATTTCACTGCGCCATTATCCACTGCATAAGAGTGGACAAAGTTCAGACGTTTCTTAAGAGAGTCATCAAGTGTAGGGCGTTGTGCTTTATACTCTGGGTCGAGTTGTTCTCGAAAGTTTCCTAGACCTTTAACAGCAATTAGGACTTCATCAGCCCATGTATTACCTTTGATCCATTCAACTTTATCATCCCATCGTTTTCTCATGATTGCTTCTGTCGTCTTGTCGCCATAGGCGCAACGAAAGAGTAGCGAATCACCGTCGATAAACGTGTAGTTCATTATTCCTTTCTAATCTCTTATTAGTGAACATCAGCGTAGGTGTTGCCTACTTGTGCTTCACCACCATCCATAATTTGAATTCCGAAGTATTCCTTTGGACCTTCTCGGAACCCGTCACGAATGATTGGTGCAGCACGTTCTACATCTTCTTCTGCAATACTAAATGCATCTTCATCATGATAGAAGATTACAGGGTATTGATCTATTCCTTCTTCTCTTAGTTTATCCCAAGACCATTTCATTGAAGCACTACAAGTAGCTTTCTCTAGGTCTTGAAGATAAGAATTAAGAAGGTTCTTTGGATCATCTACGAATAGTAGGTTACCAGTTTCTCCAAAGATAAATCCATTATTCTTATTCCATTCCTGTTCTAGGCGTTCATTGGCTTGATCAAACTCAGGTACTTCTTTTTTGAAGTTATCAATCAATGTTTGAGCTTCCTCTTCACCAATCCCGAATGCATAAGCTAATCCCCATGCAGTCGATCCAAACAGGATACGGTAGATAAAGACCTTTGCCATATCCCTTGTAGACCCAATCATATCAGCATGGAACTGATGTGCGTCTGGTCCGTATACTACTTTATTAGTATAATCTTCATTCTTCATAACATGACAGAATCCTCGTAGCTGGTTACCAGCAGAGTCAGCACCAACAATCTTACGTCCTTTCTCTGTGGTAAACAGTGAACGGATTTCAGCTCCGTAGGGAACTCCTACTTTTGGAAGGTTTACAATACCTTCGTGACGTACTCGGAATGTTGGTGTTCCGATGGTCCACATGTTACCTGAGATTCGTCCATCTCCACGAGCTTCTGCCATAACGTTGAAGCCTTCAAATGCACCTTTACGATGAGAGAGCATAGAGTATTCTTTGACACCCTTACCAATCTCTCCAATATCTTCTAGTGATTTACCATCAAGAATAGGAGAGGTGTTAACCCATCGTCCAGTTGTATTCTTCTTCCGATTCCACTCATCAGGAACCCAACCACACTTCTCTTGCAAGTAGTCTTTAACATCAGCAGGATTCTTTAGAGTAATCTTTACTTCTTTGAATCGTTGGAATGTCTCACCAGCTTTGATAGGTGGGTGTTCACTTAAAGCATCTTCTGGGATAACGGTTTTACCAAGGTGCTCAGAAAGCATACGTGCTGTGTTAGAATTGTACCAGCCTTTCTTAGTAAACTTAACCTCTTTTGGTTCTTTATCAATCCACACTTTCTTGAAGCCTAGTTTAGGTTCAATGAATCGTTCAATCTTACGCATCTTAGAATTGATTTCTTCAAGAGTTGAATCTGCTAGTTCTTTATCATATACCCAACCACGTTGATTGAATTTCATATTCATCCGTCCGACGAACATCTCTACTTCAATACGTTTAGAGTATAGAGGATTACGAGAGATAAGATATCGAGCTTCTGCTACAAGTTGTGTATGAACCTTATGGTTTAGTTCTACGTCTTGTACACAGTAACGGAGCATCTCTCTATTGTAATGTGACCAATCATCATAATCAATCTTTGCGGAATTCAATTTCTGACCCCATCCTGCAAGCCCGTGGGGATGCGTTCGCTTATAGCGATTAAGAAGGGATAGAATCCAAGTGTCGGTTACTTTAACGTCATCGTCAAGTTCCCAACCGTAAATCTTTTTCATCGCTGGAATATCATAACCAAATAGGTTGTGTCCAATGTGATGTCTTGCACTGTCAAGATGCTCAATACCATAATCCATATTAGGTAGAGCATTATCATGATCAGAAAATTTCTGTATAGTACCTGTTTCAATGTCTTTTGTTACTAGACACCAAATGTCTTTCAAACCGGGCAGAAGGTTGTTACCTTCAATATCCCATACTAGTTGTTTAGTTCTCGTCATTCCAGAACCTCCGAATCTTTGTTACGGGGTCAATGATGGCTGTTAAAATCACAATTGCGAATATAGCTGGCAGAATCACTGATGTAATAAACTTTACGTCCATTCTATATTATATATTTCCTTTATGTTGTTATTGGCACATCTTGGACACGTATCTCCCTCTTCATGAGTCTTACACAACCTTAGTCTGCTCATTAGAGTGTTACATATCACACAGATATACTCTTCATATTTCTCTTTGAAACTTTCCATAATTTTCCATTTTATCACTGACTTTGAGAAATTCACGATACTCCGGAACCGGGTATTTTCTGTTAATCTCATCATTGATAAATATATGCTTGGTATTAAACCATTTGTTTGCAACTTCATAGGCTGCTTCCACAGTGTCTTCACACTGTTTGAAGTCTTTCGCCATCATGTATGCATTATGCTGTCGTTCTTCTTCTTCTTCCTCAGGAGTCTTACCATGTACCAAATAGATTGGTGCGGTAATCTCATGAAGATGTTTAAGTTGAACTTCTTCTTCATTCTTTAGCTGCTCTATAAATGTAGAGGCATCAAATAGCCTCGCAAATTGAGTGCGGCATACAATGTAATCTCCGTCAGGAGTCATTGCCTGAGTGTCAACGAAGTACCACTTGTACCTCTTTCCACCTGTAAACTTTATTTCTGGTCTATCGTAGCGAGTAATGAAAAATGGTCCACCTAGAAATAATAGATGGACCACATTCTTATGTGTGATGTCGACAGGATCGCCACCTACCACCGGATTACTCACATTCGTGTTTTCCGGTTTTGATGTCATAGAAGCATTGGCCTCCAATATAGTCTTCTTGTGTCTCTGGATATTTTAATTCTACTCCGAAGAATAAATCTTTTAGCCAGAACTTAAATGTAAGGAAGTATAGTTTTAGATAATTCATTATTGATCACTCTTTGAAAATAGTTTTCTCATTTGGCTTTGGAACCAGTTGGCTTTAATGGAGTTATTGTCGGTTTCCTCAACAGCATTAAGAATACCATATCGTTTTCCGGCTGCTCTGAATGTTGTACACCCACTTGATCCACCTTTCCATGCTTCCATATAAATATTTTTGAAGTCTTCCCATGACACATCGTCTCCAACATTGATAGTCTTTGAACATGCTGAGTCCACCCATTTAGAACATAGGTTGAGCATATCTACGTGTTGCTTAGGTGTCAGCTCATTAGCTGTCACACCCTTAACTCCATAGAACTCATATGCGAAGTCTTTTACGATCTCTTTTATCTCTCCATCAAACTCTTGGATTGTACGTTCGTACTCCATAAGAAATGGTGGCTCTAGTCCAGAAGAAATGTTATTAGCACATAGACTGATTGTACCTGTCGGTGCAATAGACAATAGGTGCGAGTTACGGATACCGTGAACACGCATACGATCTTGTATATCACTAGGAATTACTGTTCTGATAAATTCACTTTCAAGAGACTTATCATCATAAAGAGGGTATGGTCCTTTCTCAATTGCGAGGTCTATGGATGCGTTATAGCATGCATATGCAATTGCTCTTAGAACTTTTTCTGTCAGCTTCTTAGCTTTATTTGATCCATACTTGAATCCACAGATTTCCAGAGCATTGGCCAAGCCAGTAACTCCGATTCCCATACGTCGCTTATTCTTAGCTTCTCTTTCTTGTTCGATAAGAGGATAATTAGTACGGTCAATTACATTGTCCATAGCCCTAATGATGTGTGGGATAGCTGCTTCAATCTGATCAATTGCTATAGCATATCCTGATCCAATACGTTTTTCTACGATGAATTGAGCTAGGTTAATTGATCCTAGCAGACATGCTCCATAGGGTGGGAGTGGTTGTTCTCCACATGGATTCGTTGCAGCAATAGTTTCGCAGAACCACAGGTTGTTCTTTCTATTGATCTTGTCAATGAATAGAATACCGGGTTCAGCCCAATCCCATGTCGCTCTCATAATCTTATCGAATAGTGAACGAGCATCTACTTTCTTATGGATGACTCCCTTGAACACTAGATCAAAAGAAGTGCCATCTACTACAGCTTGCATAAATTTGTCGGTAACACCAATACTAATATTGAATTTTGTTAGACGATGTTTATTACATTTAGCTTCAATAAATTCTTCAATGTCTGGGTGGTCTACTCTTAGTACACCCATTTGCGCACCACGACGGTGGCCAGCAGAGCTAATGGTATCACATAGAGCGTCAAAGATTTCCATAAAGGAAAGTGGCCCTGACGCTTTGGAATCCAGTGAGATGATCTTATTACCCCTTGGGCGTAGAGTGGAGAAGTCATATCCGATTCCACCTCCGAGTTGCATTGTTAGCCCTGCTTCTTTTACTTTGTTTAGAATGTCAACCATACTATCATCAATAGTGCCACTTACAAAGCAGTTGAATGCTGTTACTTCTCTTGGAGAGCCACTAGCACTCTGAACACGTCCTGCTGGAAGAAATTTCTGATCCAACAGTAAGTGATAGAAATGATGATAATGATCTGCATTATCTGAAAGATGATTTGCAATACGAGCCATCCCTCGTTGGTGATCTTCACCTTCACCAAGGTACTTCTTCTTCTGAGTCTCAATTGAGACTTTGATTTTAGGTCCTGTCATTTATCCCTTCTCTGTTATTTGCTCATTAGTCTATCAACCATTTGTGCATTAGCTCTGTTACGACAATACATTGGTTATAGTTGGCTACGTTTGTTATTCCATATGCTATATTATTATAGATCTTTCCATCTGGATGTTCTTTTGTTATCGCATGTACTTTTATAGTTTTAGGATTAAACTTTACTACTTTAGAAAGCTCATTTACACGTGTACCACCGTAAGATGTCGGTCGTGCTATGTAGTCACCTACTTTAATCTCTTGATCAAGTCTATCTATAAA